TGAATTGTTGGCATCTGCAGGTCAGACCGTCACTTACACTGACGCATCACCAACCGTTCCAGAGTTGTATCCAAAATTGTTGGATGCCATTCAGAAGGTTCAGACCACTTTCTTTGGTGGTCCGAATGTGATCATCATGCACCCACGCCGTTTGGCATGGATTCTTGCAGCCTTGGATTCACAGAATCGCCCTCTGGCAGTTCCAACTCCATACGCTATGAACGCAGTAGGTGTAGGTAACGGTGCAGTTCAGTACGGCAACAGTGGATACAGCATTGCTGGTCTGCCAGTTATCACTGATGCAACCGTTTCGGTAACACAAGGCTCAGGAACGAACCAAGACACCATCTATGTTGGCAACGCACAAGAACTTCACCTCTGGGAACAGGGCAATGGCGATCCAATGATGTTGCGTTTTGAGCAACCATCCGCAGCCAAGTTGGAAGTGCTTGCAGTTGTCTATGGATACGCTGCATTCACAGCCAACCGCTATCCAAATGCGTTCGCTCGCATTGATGGAACTGGATTGGTCACACCTACCTTCTAAGGTTGATCAGTTAGTTTGTGATCGGGTTGGTGATATCCTTCGGGGTGTCACCAACCCTTTTGCATTTATGGAGTGAACATGAACAAAGAAATTGAAGCCCTACTGATTGAGCGTGCAGGATATGTGATGCGCAAGAAGGCGGATCGTGTAAAGGCTGTAGATGAAGCTTTGCGTGCGTTGGGGCATGAATCAAAATCTGTTCCAGCAGAAGTTGAAACAGCAAGCATCCAGCCTGATGCAGAGCGTGCAATACGCAAGGCTGCACCTAAGCGCAAGGCGTAACACAAATGGCAATCACGAACGGGTATTGCACCCTCGCTGAAGTGAAGGCTGCGCTACGCCTGACTGACACTGTTGATGACACGCTGATTGAGAAAGCGATTGAAGGTGCTTCACGCCGTATTGACAGTTATACGAATAGGTTCTTTTACAAGACTTCAGCAATCGCAATTCCAATTTTTCCATTCAACGAATATCTAGTGCGTTTTCCAAATGATGTTGCAAACACCACAGTCACAATCAAAACTGACACAAACGGTGACGGCACATATCTCAAGACGCTGACACAAGGAACTGATTATGTGCTTGAACCAACTAGCGCACCGATTCTCGGCAGACCATATTTGCAGGCTCGTGCGTTGGGTGGTGCGACTTTCCCGTTGTACTATTCGCCTTCTCCAGCAACAGTCCAAGTCACCGCTTATTGGGGTTGGGATGCCGTTCCGAATGATGTGCGTGAAGCGTGTGTGCTTCTGTCAATGCGTCAATTCGCACGACTGAACGCTGCGCTTGGCGTGGTTGGTTTCGCTGACATGGCAATTCAGGTGAAGGCTGTTGATCCTGATGTGCGTGACCTGTTGAACGGTTACAAGATTTTCGGTATCGCCTGATGCCTGCAACCATCTCGCAAATGTGTTCAGGGTTGGCAACCAACCTCGGCACGGTTTCAGGGTTGCGCACATCCGCATATCAGCCTGACCAAATCAATCCCCCTTGTGCTTTCCCTGTGCTGAACGGCGTGACCTATCACGCTGCTTTTGGCGGTGGTGATTTCGTTGCAGACTTCACCGTGTATGTGATTGTTGGTCGTTGGACAGATCGCACAGCACAAGCGTTGCTAGATGAAATGCTTTCGTATTCGGGTAGCAAAAGTATTCGGGCTGCATTGGAATCAGATTTGACACTCGGCGGAACTGCACAAACTTTGGTAGTATCGTCAGCAGCAAGCATCTCAAGCCTTCAGGCTGCGGAAGCAGAATTTCTACAAATACAATTCACGGTTCAGGTTCACGGTTAGGAAAACAAATGGCACAATTCAAGATCATCAGCGACAATTTTGCTTTAGGCGCAGCAGGTGAAATCGTGTCCGAGGAAATCTTGGATGCGTGTAATATCGCAGCATTGATTGAAGGTGGACATATCACTGAAGTCAGTGGCAAAGTAAAAGCCGAAAAAGAAACGGATAAATAATCATGGCTGTTCAAGTTCTCACCAACGCAAGCATCACAATCGGTTCAACCGATTTGAGTTCATATGCGAACAGCGTTTCGCTCAACTACGAAATTGATCAAGTTGAGGCAACTGCTTTCGGCGGAAACCATTCATTCATTGGTGGATTGCAGAACAACAGTTGTGAAATCACTTTCAACCAAGACTATGCAGCAACCAAAGTTGAAGCCACAATTTTCCCATTGGTTGGAACACAAGTTTCAAGCATTGTCATCATTCCTGTGAACGGTGCTGTTTCTGCAACGAACCCTCGCTATACGCTCTCCAACGCCTACCTCGCAGCGCATACGCCTGTCGCTGGTAAAGTCGGTGAACTCGTAACAACAACCCTCACCTTCACAGGTGGCACGCTTGTCAAAGCAAGCGTATAATCAGTAAGGAAATATCATGGCTGTTCTCGCACTCACCAACGCATACATTTCAGTGAACGCAGTTGTCCTGTCAGATCATGGCAACAGCGTTTCTGTGAACTATGAAATTGACCAAGTAGAAACAACTGCTTTCGGTTCAAGCGGTCACACCTTCACAGGCGGATTGCAAAACAACTCCGTTGAAATTATGTTCAATCAAGATTATGCAGCATCCAATGTGGAAGCAACCATCTACCCACTTGTCGGCACAACCACAACGCTTATCATCAAGCCGAACGGTTCAACCACAAGCGCAACGAACCCGTCATACACCATCACGGGCGCATACCTTGCAGCACACACGCCAGTAGCAGGCAAGGTCGGCGAACTCGTCACCACCACGCTGACATTCACTGGCGGAACAATGGCTAAGGCAACTTCGTAATCTAAATAAATAAACAACTAGAAGGAGAATCGCAATGAAAATTGCTTTGACAGTTGAATTCACTGACGGAACTACAAAAGATGTTGATGCAGTCTTTGCCGACTTTGTTGGCTTTGAGCGCACATGGTCACGCAGTGTCACCAAGTTTGAGCAGGAACTACGCCTGACTGATTTGGCTTGGCTTGCATGGTCTGCACTCACACGCACAGGCGGAACAGCATTGAAGTTTGATCCTGAATGGATACGCACCGTTGCACAAGTAATGACCCGTGAGGATGCACCTGTTGCGGATGGTGGTATCCCTTTAGAGGACACCAACAGTTAGGTGAAGATTCAGCACATTGGCTGATCGTGCATCTTGCGCACGAATTTCATATTGCACCAAGCATCCTTCTCAATGAGGAGGAGGAGATGTTGAACGCAATGCTTGCATATCTCAAATGGTTGAACAAGCAACGGCAAAAACACAGGTAGTAATATCTCTGCATTATGGCTGACGAATCGTTTGATATCAAAATTGTTGGATTGAGAGAGACAATCACAGCCTTACGCAAATATGAACCTGAAATGTTGAAGGCTTTACAGAAAGACATGAAAGATAGATTGCGTCCATTGGCAACTGCTGTCGGGCATGATTTTCCTCATGTTCCAGCATCATTGAATGGTGAAATGCATTGGGTTGGTGTTGGAAGGTATAAGGGGAAAGCAAGAACACCGAAATGGGATGGATTAGCGCAAAGCCGTGTCATTATTTCAAGTAGCACGGGTAAGCGTTCTTTTGCTCGTGTTCAACAAATGTCGCCTTCAGGTGCAGTGTTTGATAGTGCTAAAAAATCAACTACGAACGGTTTCATTCAGGCTTTGGATTTCGCTGCAAACAGTGCAACGAAAGGCAAGAAAACCCGTTCAAGAGTTATGTTTGGTTCTACGAAAAAACATCTCCCGATTGTGGAGAAAGAAATAGAAGTAGTCTTGGGGATGCTTGATGCCCAAATTGAGAGAAAGTTGAGTACCTATAAATGAGTGTAGGCGTAAACATATTCTCGCATTTCCATGCGGAGGGCGTAAAGAAGGCGATTGCTGAATTCCAAAAACTGGATACCGCACAAGCGAAAGCACAGTTTGGTATCAAGAAGGCTGCTGTTCCTGCTGCTGCTGCGCTTGCTGCGGTTGCTGCTGCAGCGACACACGCACTTCATGCAGCCATTGAGAATGAGGTCAGTCAGGCACGATTTGCTCATGTACTTGAAACTGTTACTGGCGCAAGCGAAAAACAAGTTGAGGCAATTAACCATTCCATTGAGGCAATGGCAAAGCAAACTGGTATCACGCAGGAACAGTTGCGTCCAGCATTTCAATATCTTGTGGTTGCTACAAATAGTGTTGCGACTGCACAAAAAGATATGGCTCTTGCACTTGATATCAGTGCTGCAACGGGCGCAGATTTGGAAACCGTTACATCAGCATTAGGTAAAGCGCATAACGGTGTTACAAAAGGTTTGGTCAAATTAGACCCTGCATTGAAAAAAGTGTTAGGCAGCACAAAAGATTTTACTGTTATTCAAAAGATATTGACTGACACTTTTGGTGGTTCAGAAGCAGCATTTGAGAAAACTGCTGCAGGTGGTATGCGGAAATTCAATGAAAGTATGCATGAAATGTGGATCAGTATTGGTAATGCGTTGCTTCCAGCGTTCAAAGCAGTTCAGCCATATATTCAAGCGTTTGGTGATTGGGCGCAAAAACATAGTAAGACATTCGTTGTGGTTGCAGGTGCGATCGGTCTTGTTTCGGGTGCGATCCTTTTGTTGAACGGATACTTGAAAGTAACTGCAGCATTGGAAGCGATTGTTGATTTGTTGAACCCATTCACAGCAATGTATGTTGCGTTGCTTGCTCTTGCTGCTGCAATGGTGTGGGCGATAACACAAACTGAAGGATGGAAAGATGATTTGATTTTCTTGGCTAATGCAGGTATTGCAGCAATGGAAAAACTTTTCAATTTCATCAATTCTGGAATCAATAGCCTGATTTGGGTTTTCAATAAGTTCAGTGGTTTGTTCAATGTTCTTGGAATTGATGCAATCCAGTTCGGATATATCGGAGAGATTTCTTTGGGGCGTATCGCAACTTCAGCAACCGTCACAGAAGGAAAATTGCAGGACTTCCGTAAAGCTGAACACGCCGTTGCGAATGAAGGATATAAGTCAGGGAAAACAGTTGCGGATAGTTTTGCTGGTGCAGGCAAATCAGTTGAAACTGCAGCACAAAAAGTAAAGAAATTCACTGACGCATTGAAAACCCAAACTGATGCACAAAAATCTGCAAGTAGTGCATCTAAAGATGTTGTGAAGGCGCAGACAGATTTGATTTCTGCTCAAGACAAATTGTCTATAGCACAAAAGAATTTCAACAACATTTCTAAGGGTTATGGGTCTAACTCAAAAGAAGCTGCAACTCAGACGAGAAATGTTGCACAGGCTCAAAGAGATTTAGCCAAAGCAAACAATTCTGTAACGGATGCAACGAATTCCCTTGCAACTGCAGAGGCTTATCTCAAGAAGTTGCGTGAGAAGCCTGCTGCGATCACAATGGATAATGCTGAGATTGGTTTGCAGAAAGCCAAATTGAACGCAGAGAAAGCAACCTTTGATGTATTAGATGCTGAACAGGCTTTGGCTGATTTGCGAACACAAGGTGATGCGACACCCGAGGAGATTCGCAAGCAGGAGATTTCTTTGCAAGAAGCAAAATATGCGCAGCGTGATGCAACGATTGCCGTAACTGATGCTGAAGCAGAACTGAAGCGTTTGCGTGATGATTCACCAACTGCAGACGAAATTGCAACTGCAGAGCGTGATGTCGCTGATGCAAAGTTGGCTGTTGAGGAAGCAATCGCAGCACAACAAGATGCGACACAAAAACTCAATGATGAAAACTTGTTGTATTCACAAATTGTTTCAGGGGCTGCAGCAGACACGGATATATATAAAGATGCGTTGAAAGAATTGATTGACGCACAAAAAGATGAGAAAGATGCGATTGATGGTGTCGCTGAAGCGAAAGAGCGTGAACTTGAAGCCACGATAAAACTTGGTGAAGCAGAAAAAGAATTGCAAACAATCAAAGGTAAAATCGGTGCGAAACTTGTTGCCACTGGAACGAAACAGCAGGCTGATGCATTGGCTGCAGCCCAAGCACTCATCAATGCCAAGAACGCACCTGCTGGAACTGGCACGATAACGCAAGATCAAAAAGATGCGCTCATGGCTGCACGGGGTGGAATGTTCAGTGTTCCGTTTTTCGCTGATGGTGGTGTTGTCAATGGTGCGACACTTGCCGTAGTCGGCGAGAAAGGTGCTGAAGCGATCATCCCATTGGATCAACTTGGCGGTATGGGCGGAAACACATATATCACGGTGAACGCAGGTATGGGTACGGATGGTGCTGAAGTTGGCAAACAAATAATTGACGCAATCAAGAAAGCAGAAAGGCGCAGTGGCAAAGTGTTTGCTTCTGCCTGATCATGGCTGCACCTACAACGACTGTTGAAATCTGTTTTGATGAGACACCTATTTATGATGGGATTGGTTTCACCCTTGATGACACAACCAAAGGCGTATTGAACAACCCGTACTACCTGCTTGATGGACACTTGAATTTCACGGATGTTTCATCTGATGTGCAGCAAGTTACTGTGAACCGTGGACGATCACGCCAGTTGGATGAATATCAAGCAGGAACAGCAACCATTCAGTTCTATGACAAGACACGGAAATACGACCCGTTGAACACGGCAAGCCCATATTCCCCATATGTGATTCCACGCCGTTATGTCCGTGTGAAATCAAACAGCCTGCCAGTGTTCGCAGGGCTGATAAACAACTGGTCATTGAGTTACGAACAACCACAAGATAGTTATGTGACCGCTGCGTGTTCTGACGCTTTCGCTTTGCTGGCGAATCAAAATCTTTCTACATTCACACCTGATGTTGAATCAAGTGGATCACGCATAACCACGGCATTGAACCGCCCTGAAATCAACTTCATTGGAACATCCGTCAGCATTGACACAGGGACATCAACAATGGGTGCATTCACGGTTGCTGACAACGAAGGCGTTCTTGGATATTTGCGACAAGTGGAGAAAAGTGAGCAAGGGTTTCTGTTTTGCTCTAATGAAAACACATTGAAGTTCAAGGGGAGTTCAAGTGTTCTTGCACAAACAGGTGCAGTTTCTTTCACTGATGATGGAACAGGAACATCTAGTTATATGACATTGGATGTGGAAACGGGTGATGAGTTGCTTTACAACCGTATTGTCGCACAATCCCCTGCAGGTGCAGCACAAGTTGTTTCTGATGCCACAAGCATCGCCACCTATGACACCGTGACATTGGAAGCGACTGACCTGTTGAACTCAAGCACTGACGAGGTTCTTTCTATTGCGAACTTACTTTTGCAAACCTACAAGAACCCTGAAGTGCGCTATACGGGTGTGACACAACAGTTGGCTGGACTATCAGCAACTAATCAAAACAAACTTCTCGGTCTTGACCTGACAGATTTGGCAACTGTCACACGCACCTATTCTTACGGAAGCCCTGCGACTGTAACCAAATATGTGATCATTGAAGGTATCACGCACACGATCACCCCTGCAAACCA